TCTCAGCCCGTCGTACCTCACACATAGGCTATGTATAGTTTTCCATATTTGCCGCTATCTATAGGCACCAAATCGCGGCCGCTTTATCGCATGTTCCGACACGGCGCGCGACGCGCTACACTGTGCTCCAAGATGCCGAGGAGGCACGAAAATGACCGACACGACCAACGCCCGGCGACGTCTTGAGGTCGATTGGGCGGCCCTGAAAGAGTGCAAGGCGCAGCAGGTCGACGCGTGGGCCATGCTGCTGGGTACCTACGTGCGTCATCCTGACGTCGACGAGGACCCGCCACCGGTGCGCGAACTGCGCAGCGATACGGCGCGCGTGCAGGCTATGCGTCATTTGCAGCGGTGCGAGAATGAGCTCGACCGGCTCGACATGCTCGAAGCGATAGCGACCCAGCTGACCAATCCCGTCGACATTGCGCAGTCCCGCGCGGATCTGGCGGCGATGGAGGGCAGCCACGGGCCGGCGATGCAATGGACGCGACTGGCGCACGAGCTCGCCGCAGACCTGGCACGAGCGGAGGAGGAAGCGAGGCAGGCCGCGGCGGCTATTGGCTCGCCAGACACCGAGCTTGGACGCCTGGCGCAATCGCTGCTGTCTGCACCGCAAGCCGTGCGCGAGGAGCTGGCGCGCGTCATGCTCGCCGGCTCGCTGCCGGATGACTGGCGCCCGTCGGAAATCATCCGGCTACCTGTCGCCAGATGACTCGGCCGACCTGGCTGTCGGCGGCCCTGTCGTCGGCCGCCCGCTATCACCGATCGATCGACCTCGACCCGCTCGCGCATTTCGTCGGCACGCCGCCACAAATGGCGTTCTGGCGATGTCCGAGCCGCCGCCGGCTGCTGCGCACCGGCAACCAGGTGGGCGGAAAGACCACCGCGGCCTGTATCGAAGGGCTGTGGTGGGCGACCCATACGCACCCGCACCGGCGCACGCCTGCAGGACCGGTGCAAATCTGGTTCATTTGCGTCTCTTGGTCTCAATCGCTCGCCATTCAGCGAAAAATGTGGGCATTGACGCCGAAAGGCGCGATCACGGATGAGACCCGCGGGCGGTACACGGCCGAGCGTGGATTCGGCGCAAACACGCCGGTAATGACGTTTCTCGACGGGTCGCAGATTTGGTTTCGCACTGGCAAGCAAGACCCGCTTGACCAGGCCGGCGCTACGCTGCACCTCGTGCTCTACGACGAGCCGCCGAAACGGCAGCGCAACTTTTCCGAGCTCGAACGGCGCTTGACCCGGACGGGCGGCGAGATGGCGCTGACGATGACGCCGGTCAATGCGCGCGTCGATTGGATCAAGGAAATGGCCGACAATGGCGCGCTCACCGACCTGCATTTCAGGTGCACGCCTGAAATGTTGACGCTTCCCAATGGCACGGTACTGCGCACGGAAGCCGGCGATCCGATGGACGCCGCATGGATTGAGGCTGAGCGGCGCAAGGTTCTTGCATTTGAGGAACCCGTGCTCATCGATGGCGAATGGGAAATGCGCGCCGACGGTCAGGTATTCGAGCCGTGGGATCCGACAAAACACTGCATACCGCGGCTGTATGAGCACCCTGACGTCGGCCCGAAAGGTCGAAAGGTTCGCCTCGTGCTCGGCATCGACTGGGGCGACGAATCACTGCGCACCGCGGCGGTCCTGTGTGCCGTGCAGACCGGCGACGAGCGGCGAGGCGTGCCGGCGCGCGTATGGGTGCTCGACGAGTACGTCGCGCAGTCTGCTACGTCGGTAGCTATGGACGCTGACGCGGTGCTCGCAATGCTGGCCGCTCGCGGCCTGTCCTGGCGGATGCTGGCGTCCGTGCACGGCGACAAGCGGTTCACCGACGCGCGCGGGCGCGTTACCAAAAAAAGCAATTCAAGATTCGAGGCAGCGGTAGCTCGACGGCTCGGCATTGCGTCAGACCGCACCATGCCACGCGTGCGCAGCGCAAAACGAGGCGCTCGTCGAGGCGCCGGCGCGCTCTGGCTGTCGGTCCGGTGGATGTGCGAACGCATGATGACGCCGGGCGGCTGGGCCGTCGACGCCAGCTGCTCGCACCTGGCCGACGCTATGTCGCTGTGGGATGGCACGTCTATGCACCGATCGAAGGACGTTATCGATGCGCTGCGCTATGCCCTCGTCGAGTATTGGGCGCCGTCAAGCGGCGGCGGCCGTGTCGTAGCCGATCGATTCCGCATCGAGTAGGATCCGAGCATGCCAGAATACGCCGCACCGCTGCCGCCTATGCGTATGGGGTCGCCACGCGTGCGACATACTCAGCTGCGCCTTCGCATGCTCCACGGCACGTGGCACGACGATTTACGGGAGCACATTAGGCTATCTGTCGGCGCCGTGCGCGCGAAGGCCTGGGGACCGCCGCAGCTGACGGCGTGCCCTGCTCGCGACCTCGCTGAAACAGTGTCGGTGCTCTACGACGACGACGCTGCGGTGTCGCACGCGCTCGACGCTCGCGCCGCGGCGCAGGTCGCCGAGCGGTGGCGGGTCATGCAGGCGCGATCGGCGATGCGGCAGGCGCAGGTCTATACCGAGCTGACCAATGAATGCGGCCGGCAGCTCTACGTCGACCCGGAGACGGGCCGCATGCGCCTGCGCATTGTGACGCCTGACCTCCTCGACGGCATCGCCGACCCGCTGCGCCCTGGCGTACCGGTCGAGCTGACCGAATGGTGCCAGCGCCTCGTCCGCGACCGGTGGACGTGGGTGCGCGAGGTCTGGAGCGTGCGCGACCTCGACGCGCCATCCTACCGCGTGCTCGATAGCGAGGACCGCGACATTACTGAGCAGGTGCACGGCCGCAGCTACGACGGTGGCGACTGGCCCGACGTCTACCGGCGAGCCGACGGTCGGCCGTTCCTGCCGTGGGACATTACCCATAGCGTCGCCGAACCGGCGGCCCTGTGGAACCCGTGGTATCGAATCGAGACCATCGATAGCACCATGGTAGTGGCTCGGCATAGCGCCTACATTGACCACTGCATGACGCAGGCCGCAAATCCCCAGCGCTGCGTTTACAACATGGCGCCGGCCGGCTCGCAACGTCGCGAGGCCGACGACGGGACGCCTGTAGCGGTACTCCAGGGCGACGCGTCGTCGGTTCTCGCATTCGAGCCACTCGACGAGCAGGTGCAGGCGATGCAGTGGCAATGGGACGCCGGCGCTGAGCTCGGAACTATGCAGGACGTCTATGAGCGGCGGCTCGGCCTGATTGCGCAATCGTGGGGGCTGTCGCCCGACGACCTCGTGCGACAGACGAGCGACCCGCGGTCAGGCATTGCGCTGTCGCTGTCGAGGTCTGGCACGCGCGAAGTCCAGCAGCGCCGCGCGCCGGTCTACCGGCCGCACGACGAGCGCCTGGCCGCGATGACGGCGGCCTGCATGAATCGTCTCGACGGCGGGTCGCGCCCGGAATCGGGCTATCGCATCGAGTACGCCCTGCTCCCCCTGTCGACCGGCGAGCAGCAGCAGCTCGAACGCGAGACGCTCGCTCTCTACGACCGCGGCCTGATTCCTGCCGAAATCGCCGTCGCCCGCATCATGGGAACGACGCCAGACGCCGCCCGCGCGCAGCTCGACGCCGCACGCCGTGACGGCACCCTCGCGACCACTACACCCGCAGCAGCCGAGGAGGCCGCGCCATGAGTGACGAGACACCGAACCCAGCACCGCCAGACCTCGCGCCACCGGCCGCGCCACCGCCACCGGCCGCCGCCGAGTCGATGGTATCGGCGGCCCTGCTGCGCGAGTCTCAAGCGGCGGCGTCGGCTCTCGAGCTGCGCGTCGTCGAGCTTGAATCCGAGCTGCAGACTCGCACCGGCGAGCTCGACACGGCTCGCACGAGCGCGCGGCGCCTGTCGGTCAGGATGGCCACCGGCATCGACGACGACCAGATCGCCGACATGGCGCACGCTCGATGGGCTGCCGCTATGGACGGCGCCGAGCAGCAGGTCGAGGTCGGCGAATGGTGGAAAGCCACCGCGGCCGACGACGATCTGCGGGCGGGCCTGCCGCGGGCGCTACAGGTGTACCTCCCTCAGCAGCAGGGCGACGAGCCATCGGCGCCGCCCGTCGAGCGCCGAGGCGCTGGCACGCCACCGCACACGAGGCGCCGCACGCCGCCGCCCGGTGACGACGGCACCCTGACGGTGGAGAAATTCCACCGGCTCAGCCCCGAGGAGCAGGCGCGCGCGCGTCGCGCATTCTGGGGAGCCGGCCGCCGCACGCGCCGCTGACATGCTACGATCCCGGTGAATCGCAGGTGAGGAGCCGGCACCACACGACAAGGAGCGCCCGAAATGGCCATCGAGAAGACCTCAACCGTCCCTGCCGGAACCCTGCCATACAGCAACAAGCTGGCCGCAATGATGATTCTGCAGGCTGTCGAGGACCGATTTACCATCGGTCAGCACCCTGCGATCGTCGACCTGTCTGAGGTTTCCGACCAGCTGCAAGGCGTGCAAGGCATGACCCTCGCCGGCACGTTCTCTCTGCAGATCGAAGACTCGACCGCGCTTTGGGCCGCCACGAATGAGGCCACCGCGGTCAGTACTCCGACCGACATCGATCCCACGTACGTCAACATTTCGGTGACCAACTACGACGTCGCATACGCCGTTACCGACGAGCTGCGCCGCCGTGACGTCACTGGCGAGTACAACTGGGCGCGCATTGCTCCGCGCATCGTACGCGGCTGGCAATACACAGAAACCTCGACGATCCTGGCGCTCGCCGACTCGATGACGAATATCGCAGGCGCTGCCGCCGATCCGACCTCATGGGACACCATTCGCGAAAGCAAGAACGAGGTCGAGCAGAACGGCAAAAACCCGATCGGCGACTTTATGTGCGTGCTGCACACCAATCAGTGGGCACTCGTCGCCGCTGACATCGAGTCGCGCGGCGGCGCCATCCAGATGCGGCGCGAGCTCGACGCGGCGCAGGCTGCCGGAATGGGGAATTACAAGGGCAGCTACGACGGGATCGACTTTTTCGTATCTGACCGCGTGCCGGTCGCCGGTGGCGTCTATTCCGGCATGATGGTGGCGCCCGGCGGCGTCGGCTACCTCAATATCGACCAGGCCGAGCCGACTCCGTCGATGGTCGTAGTGCTCGAAGTTCGTCGCCCTGGCGGCGGCCTCGCGCTTGTCATCGAGGAGGCGCGCGACGCGGACAACAAAAACGTCAAGTGGATCGGAGCTAAGAGCTACGGCGCTACCATCGTAAAGCAAGCGCTGTGTTGTCGCGTGCGTGGCACCGGTCGCGCCTGATTCGCTGACGCCTGACTGACGGTCGCCGACGAGGCGGCCCTGCTCTCGACCGACGAGGAACATCGATGCAGCCTGTCCCTATTCCACGCCACCACGCGCCGACCGGCCGGACGGCGCGCCTTCGCCTACCGGCTACGCCGATGTGGTCGACCCTGCTGATTCCTGGCAACTGGCAGATCTTGCTTGAGCCGGTCGACCCTGGCGACAACGGCGGTAACGACGTGCGCGCGTGGGTCGTGCCTGACCCGGTGCTGATTCGTCATTCCGACGGCGTCGGCGGCGTGACCCGTCGACGCGTGCGCGACCCTGACACCGGCCGCGTGCACTTTGTGGCCGATCCGAGCAAAGTCCTTGCCAGCTGGCGCGAGCAAGGCGCGATTGAAATCCCCCTCGACTATGAGGTGACGGCGCACGGCGTCACCCATAGTCAGTACATTTTGCGATACCAGACCGCGGCGGGCCTGCATCATTGCTGGGCATACGAGCGGCCGATTCCTGGCCCTGGCCGCACGCGCATCGACGTCGACCACCGGGCGCGCTGCGTCCTGTTTGCGTCGTGGGCCGCTGACTACATGGGCGGCGTGCACCCGCACGTCCTCACCCGTCTGCGCGCTATCGACGAGCGCGCCCGCGCCGCATGCCGAGCGCAGGCCGACCGGAATGCGGTAGCGCTGCAGCGCCTGCAGGTCGTCGAGCGCCGCATGCGGGCTATGGGCTGGCTTGAGCACGACGACGGCGAGATCCGCCCGTGTATCGGGTCCGTCGAGCGTACCGGCGACCCGTCAGGGCTCGGCGCCGTGCCTGCCGATTTTCGCGCCTACCTCGCGACCCTGTCGCCGGCTCAGCGGGCGCGCCTGCTGTCCTCGCCGGCCGCTGGCGCCGCTCCGACGCCGCAACGCATCGAGACGCCGCCGTCAGCTGACGCGGCCGACGACGACGGCGCGGTAACTCTCTGATGGGCTCTATCGTCACCATTGACAGCCGCCCGGCCCTGCTCGTGCGTGGGCACGAGACGACGACGACGATCGGACTCTACGACGCGTCAGACGTCGCGGTCGTGCCGGCCTCGTGGACGGTGGCGCTCAAATCCGACACCGGCACCGTACTGACCGACAGCGGCGT